CGTAACATTTACTGGCACAAATGGAAACATAGTATTTGATAAGTCTGAAGATGCTTTAAGTTTTGCAGATAATATTTTTGCTAAGTTTGGAACTGGCAATGATTTAAGAATTTTTCACTCAGGCACTAATTCATTTATACAAGAGGGTGGCACTGGCGATTTATATATACAAAGTGCAACTGTTAATATTACAGACACTAGCTCTACTCCAAGTGGTAAATTTATAGATGGTGGTGCAGTTGAATTATATCACAATGGCAACAAAAAGTTTGAAACGACATCTACTGGTGCAACAGTAACTGGTACTCTTGTAGCAGATGGTGTAAATGTTGGAGATAATGAAACAATTACTGTTGGTAATAATGGTGATTTAGAATTATCTCATAATGGTAACAATTCTTTTGTAAGCGATACTGGAACTGGTAATCTTTATATACAAGGTACACAAAGCATATTTTTTAGAAATTATCCTGGAACTGAAATATTTGCAAAAATGACAAATAATGGTT